TCTTTGTTGATCAAACTTACCGTTGGATAGATTGGAATACCCGTTGTTGGGTCCGTAGGAGCGCCTGCAGATACCGCAATTGTCGTTGTTTCGGCCGCAGCATAGTCTTGAACGCGAGAATTTTGGATAGGCGTTGGATCTGAAGGCAAAACGATGGCGCGTAATTGATTTTGTGGTTTATCAAGGCACGGGCTACATACCAGAATACGTTTGTTAATTAAGCCAGCGCCTGCATAATCAAACTGCCACTGCAATTGACTGTGATTGTACAAAAATCCGCAACGATCGCAAATAGCAAACGCCTTTGGGTTTCTGATAGATACTGAGGCACGGCCGTGAGGTCTCACCTAAAGTACCCCTGTATTTGCGGGGATATGTACTGTTGGGCGGTTTCTACGTTTTGCTCGGCCGCAACCTGATAAGCCTCATCGGCCAATGGTTTGAGCATCATGGATTTTTCTGGGTTCCACATAACGGCAAGACGATGACCAAGGGCATAAGCATAGGCTTCCATCCAGAGATACGGTATATCAACCGTTTGGCCAGACGTATAATTACTATCTTGGAGTTGCCGCACACGGTAGTATTTAAAATATTGCGACGACGTTCCATCCGGAACAGGCCAGAGAGTCACTGAAGGACCCGGCGAACCCGCCGATCGAGACGAACTAATTAAACGATCAAACCAAAATACCGTTGGGAATCCTGTCTGTTGCTTATTGGGATATGATGCATATTCCGTACGAGAAACAGGCAAAATTATACGGTCTATCGGTTGTGCTGAGTTGTTTGTTGTTTCCACATAAGCGTCGAGAAGAACAACGGTACTAGGATCAACCGAATACGTACCTGCTGGAGTAGAAGACGATATAGTTCCCGCTACTGTTTGTGCGCCTGTTGTGGAGTTTGCATAAGAAACAGATCCATTTGACGATGCAGTGACCGTATAAGTGCCGTTATAGCCCGATGGCGTAACACCAGACACTGTAATTTGCGTACCTACTGTGTAAACAGGCGTATTTGGCGTGGCAAACGTCAGTGTGGCAACCGATCCAGTACCTGTAGCACTTAGTGTGGTAGGCGTTTGGTTAAAGTTAACCGTTTGAAGATCCACCGTCCATAGGTTTACGCCACGGTTAGACCAGTTAGCCAAAAGCATATTCGACGCCATACGGGCCGATTCCATATGCTCTTGTGCTATTGCCGTATTGCGTATCTCAGCAAGGTTAAACGCATAAAGCGTAAGTTCGCCAAGCGACGGATTATAGTTGTAAGTGCCGCTCGTAGCCATGTTGGCTCCTTAGAAGGTCGTAGCGGTAGCGTCAGCGATCAGATAACCACCTGCGAAGATTGAACCAACAAATGGGCCACCTGTATTAGACTTCATTTGAAATTGAATATCCGTGCCGCCGGGGTGGCCCACAGGAACCGTGTATGGAATGTTGAAAATTTGAACAAATGGCGACTGAGAAAGCAATGTCGTATTGCCGTTCACGTTATAGGTATAACCATTTTCTGTGATGCTATTAGCAATATTGAATTTATTATACTCAGCAAAAATCATATAGTTGCTAGATGTAAATCCAATGCTTGCGTTGCCTTGCACATATGTCAAATAAAACGAATAACCCTTTGGCACGGTGTAAATCGACATTTGCGTTTGACCGACACCTGCGTTGATTTGGGCGTAAAGAACGGTTGCAATTTTACCAGTAATGTTCCCTGCGTTGATGCCATTCGTCACAAACATACCATTGATGCGGAAGAACGAATTGGTTGTCGTTGCCGTGCCTGAGCCGTTTAAAGTGACAGATTCAGACAGAAGATTATAACTTGAATCCAAACCATTGACCTGAACAGTCAAACCAGAATCGGTCGCGCCAGATGCGCTGAGAAGAACAATAACACCCGCAGAAGATGGGTATGTGTAATTACCGCCTGATTGAGTCAAACCTTCCCATAATGGGCCAAGAGCAGTTCCGCCAATTTGTGTGCTATAGCCAAAAATTTCTACAGGCTGGTGATTTGTGATTTGACCACGCGAAACCTGTAATTCAAACGGCTCATGCTTGCCATTCTTGGTAATTGAGTCCCAGACAACGCCAGTTTGAGAAATAGTCATAATTACTTACCTTTTTTTGCGCCTGAAGGGGAAACAGGCCACGACCTTCTTGTCGGACTTGTTTTTTCCTTAGACATTGTTTGTTTTTCGGACTTGGACATAGAAGATGCCGCATGAGCGGGCCTACAAGCAGGATATGGACGACTGGATTTTTCACTACCCGATCGACCGCATGCCTCACCTGTCTTTATGTCTTTCCAGTCCTCGTGAAACCATTTACCCAAACCGCCGCCAGAATCTTTTTTGACGCGATTATCGTCACCGGACCAGTGGCCACCGTGTTCTTTATACCACTTTGACGCAAAAGCATTAGCATAAGCCGATGGATACACATCAAATTTGGCACGGGCAGCGGCCTTTGCTCGACCCCATAGACCAGCGTTTTGCGCTTTAGCAGACATTATTTTCGCACCAACAACAAAGCAACAATCACAAGAGAAAGAACAATTTGTGCAATTTCACCAAATGATAAACCGACAACCATGTTAGCAACCCCACTTGCGAAGAGACTTGTTAATCCGACTATCAGGATCTGCCGCTTTAGCCGAACCAGTCATTTTACGTTTCATGCCAGTCATTCTAGCACAAAAGTTATCATGACGGGGATTATCTTTATCCTTAGTCGGTGCTTTTAAGTGATGACCTTCGGCACGGGCCGATTGACGACCACGTTCGTTAAGTCCACCGGATGGTGATTTGCCTTCAGAGCGTGTCCAAGCAGCAGTCATTTTAAACTCCGAAAAGGGAAGAAGGGGGCTTTCGCCCCCAACTTATTAATCGTGTTCTGGCTCGTACGAGTGATGAGCCTTTGGCTCTTTACCCGGATTTGCCGAGGACAATGGGTTCATATCCGATGCACGACCGCCTGCCTTACGTGGCTTACGATCGCCGCGGTGATGAGCCATTTTACCCATAGCCATACCAACGTGGTGCTTTGCCTTACCGCCATGCTTACGCTTTTTTGCTTCCACTTCAACGTGGGAACCTTTGCCTGCGTAAACTTCTTCTGGCGACGAATCGTCAGCGAAGTGGCCTTCCATGTCCGACTCCACGTCATGATGCATGACATGGCCACCCTTGGCGTGAGCCGCACGAGGGTGTTTGTGATGCACTTCATGCCCATAGTGATGGGCTTTTCCACCGTGCATATGGTGATGTGCCTTGTGACCCTTCATGGTTCACTCCTTAGAAGTTGTAGTACTGGGTTAAGCCAAACAAGCCGGTCGCTGACTGGACATTGTAAGCCTGTGGGATCTGACGGAACACGTATTTGTTCGTGCCAGTGGAAGGCGTTAGATTGACACCCGACGCATTCGCGAGATCAATCGTGCCGCGGACATCGCCCGTTGTTGCGGACGGTGTAGTACGATCAGCAGGTAAGAACCCGTTTGCAGCAAATGCCGTGTTGGCACCCACGGTAACCTGCGAGGCACCAGAGTTAACAACGATTTCTGCAGCAGTGTCCGAACGAACAGGAAGACCAACAATTGCGGTTGTACCAACGGAATAGGCATGGGTAGCATCGGCAGCGTTAAGAACAACGCTCTTGATGTACTTAAATGCTTTCTTTCCGTTAACGGCGTTACCTGCCGAAATCGTAATGTTTTCCGACATTGGATATCCGTAGACATCGTAGCCGTTAACAGTTGCGGTCGTAGCAGTAGCGCTTGCTGCAGCAGTAACGCTTACAGCGCGGCTAACCATGGCCATTGGGTTCCAAAGCCAAATAGATGGCGATTGGATGTTCGTCGGAATAGCGCACTGTTGCACGTTTGGATAAGCCAAAGTGACCGTACCAGACGTGAAAGTTACGTTCTGACTAAGCTGATAAGTACCAGTTTGTCCGTTACCAACCGTTGATGAAGTTCCCGTTGTCGTAATCTGAGAACCGATATAGACGCCAGAAGATGCACCAAGGGTTCCGCCCGTTACCGACGTAGATGACGAGAGAAGAACCATACCCGGACCGATTGGCATGCCACTGTTTGCCGTAACCGTCAGAACGCCGTTCGTTGCCGAAGCGGTAACTGAAGCATAAGCATCAAGTGCAAGAACCGTATCCGTAACGCCTGTATCCGAACGCGTAAACGTGGACGAATAATAGACGCCAGTGGTCGCGGAGTTAGTCGAAACGAGCGTAAGAGTTGCACTCGTTGCGTTTGCAGAAGCCACAATGGCTGCCGCTGCGTTGGTGTATGGAACGCCAGTGAACGAAACAATGTCACTGAAGCCATACCATCCAAAATCCTGCGCTGCCTGCGACTCACCCGGAAGGTAAGTAAATGGTTGGCGCGGATCAAGGATGCCGCCCCCCGCATAAAACAGCGAGGAGCCTAGATCTGGATTGTAATCCGAAGGTTGCGTTGGGTTCTGCCCAAATACAATCAACGGACCGGAGAATGCGGTATCAGCCATGGTGCCTTCTCCTTACGAGGTTGGGAATGAACCGTAAATCGAACGCCAGTTATAGTAACCGAACGAGTAACGCTCATAGCCCTTGACGAGCAAGTTGTCAGTGACGAAATCGACTTGCATGTCTGTTTCGAACTTAATGCGTTCCATATAGGCAAGACCATCAATGTTCGTGAGCAAGAACCATGCATAAGACGAGGTCAAGAAGTCGTTGACCATATAGCCTTCTGGCAAGCCGCCTGCAGTGGTCATGATCGCGTTGACATCGTTATCTGCAGTACCCGGACGCAATTCAGTCTTGAGAAGACGGATCGCAACTGGTTCTAACTGCGGAGGAACAATGAGTTTGCGGCCACGAGCGAAGACCTTCAAGTTAGCCTGATCGCGGAAGTTCGTGCGGATCGCAATCATTGCGTTCAACAAGGTGGCTTCGTTGAGGTCAACTTGGGTCGTTGGCGTATTGGCTACCGTGTTGCCGTCGATCGGATGCGAAGTGGAGCAAAGTGCAACACCGTCACCGCCAACTGCAGCATTATAGGTCTGTGCCGTGTTCAAGATGTTCGCGCCGTAGATTTCCTTGGTCTGCTGGAAAGATTCAATCAGGCCGAGGTTCGAAGGCGTAAACTGGGTCTTGTAGAGGTTGTCGTCGATAGCTTTACGGGTGATTGCGTAGCCGAGTGCAATTTCCGTATGCTCTTGGTTAAACACAAAACGTTCACCAGCGCCCGAATCAAATGCAGTCTGACCACCTTCGGTCTTTAACTGGGCCAAACCGAGGTAACGCATTTCAGCGGTACGTTCTAGGGCCATCTTTGATTCATGCTTCGTGAAAATCTTGTCGTACTGAGATGGGATCATCTCGTACTTGCCTTCTACGCCACGGAGACCGGGAAGGAGAAGGTCACGGATCTGTGAGAGATTAACAGCCATGGAAGTCTACTCCTTACGAGATACCAGTGACAGCAGAGTTCGAACGCCAGACTTCGTTATTGAAGCCAACGATCAAGTTGCAGTACTGAGTGGTTTGATCTCCACCGTTTCCGAGGGAAACAGCATAATCGACAACGATGAAGGGCGAGGTATTTGTGGTGGCCGTAGCGTTTACATAAGCCGTTGAACGGCCGCTAAGGTTGTTACCACCGTTGGCGTTACCAGACGTTGCACCCGTTGAAGAGTAAGCAAACGTGACAAGCTGACCTTGGATACCAGAAGTCTGCGAGGTAGCCGTACCCGTTACAGGGAAGCCAGAACCCGAAGTCTGGACAACAAAACGTGCGTTAGGATCGTCAATGACATATGCCTCAACGTCGCCCGTTGCACCCGAACCCGGCCAATAGTTTGACCAGACAACGCGGTTGAGCGATGTGGAGAGATAACGGCAACCAACGAAGATACCAGCAAGCTGAACCGTACCACCTGCAGTTGCCTGCGTGATGTAGCCGTTAGCGGTTGAGGTTACAGGCTGTACTGGGTCACCAGTGAAAATGGCGGTTGTATTACCAGCGGCAATACGACGAGCGGATTGTGCGAACGTTGGAGCTCCGACTGCACCACCCTGATATTGTAAAAATCCGTAGGGCGCAAAAGTGTTCGCCATGACGGGTTCTCCTTTCAGAGAGTTCCAATCATCGCGCGCCGGGGCGATTTAGAAACAGGTTAAAGATCAACCCTTCCACGCCGGGGGAAGAGGAAACATATTATTACAGAAAAAAAACCAAAAGAAAAGGGGGCCGAAGCCCCCAAATCAATCTGGTATTGGCATAGGCTCATAACTGCTCTTAATCTTTGGAGCAATTTGAGCGTCTTCGCGGCTAATAAGACCGCCTTTACCCTTTGGATCCAATTGGCCTTGCTTGATTTGGACCTGTTGACGGGCATTAAGATAGTCGCGGTGTTTGCGTTCTTCGGTAATTTCCAGAGGACGTTCGCACAGGACCATGCCTTCGCGTTCGATAGACCCCACATAGCCCTTGGGCATCATTTCAGGGTGTCTAAATGATTCGACAGGCTCCCAACCGCCAATAGTGATTCGGTTGTAGTGCGAGGGGTCTTCCCATCCCATAACCGACTTCATTTTCCACTCATAAGACCATCCATCCGGTGGGGTAGGGGTAGCAAATTTGTCTACGCCTTCGTCTAGATTGGCATTGTTATGCCCACGAAGTTCTGCCGCACGTCTTGCCGCCCGTTCACGGGGACTTTCTGATGCAACATCAGTACCTTCGCTTGTTTCTGGACGAGCCGTTGGCCGAATAGGGGGCCGTTCTTTTTTTTCTTCAGCGATATTTCTCATGGTTGTTCCTAACCTGCTATTTTACCTTCACGGAGAAGGGCTTGTTTTGATAATGCGTATTCACGATCGGTCATGCCAAGGTCTCGGGCGGTTTCCCGCTCAATTGCTGTAAGCCTGACAACGTTGGAATTAGGGTTTGTGCTTCCAGAACTTCCAGAACGAGACACTGGGGCCGCTGGAGGTGCAGAACGCCGTTGGGTAGGGGAAGAAGCCTCGGACATGGCGTTTTGTTCCGGTTCACGTAAACGGGCTGGCTGTATATCCAACTTGCGTTCAACATATTGGAAGTATTCAGGCGTATCAGCTTTGATACCGCGGCGTACGGCCGAGTTATGGGCATCAATCATATCCGCTTTAAGCGTTTCGTCCTTGGCATATTCAGGATGCGCCCTAATCCACTCCGCTGATTCGCGGGTTAACTGTGATGCAAATGCTTCTACGGGATCAGAAGGTGTATAAGCAGGACGAACAGGTATTCTTGCTGCTTGTTCTGCCTGTATTTTGCCCCTTACAAGGTCACGAAGATCCAACTCCGCCTTTGTCATCGTTAATTGAATGTCGGCAGCGGCATCATAATCACCAACAGACAAAGCATCACGAAGATTTTGCTTTAAAATGTCCGTATTTCGCTTAACCGTATCAATTGCACTGTCAATTAAACGTAAATTGGTGTCATTAACATCGTTTTGAGCAACAGCAAACCGTTCCGTTGCTTCATTGGCACGACGTTCAGCAATTTCACGAGCCTTGCGTTCTTCTTCAAGACGAGTTTTTAGTTCGTTTATACCATCTTCTACGGTTAATTCGTTTTTAGGACCGTTAAATGGTTCTTTTTCTGGCTCTTTTACCTCTACAACAATGATGTCGTCTTGTTTTTTCTCATTCTCAAGAGGTTCTAAATCCAGTTGGAGTTCTGGTTCATCATCTTTATTCATGGTCAATCCTTACCAAACATAATCCGGCGACTGAATACGCGCACGAATTGTATAATCTTCCAAAATACGGCACGGAGCACCGTTTACTGCTAACGCCCAACCATCGGATGGACGGAAAACAACCCAATCGCCTTCTTTGATAGATACATCCTTAAACCATTCGCCTTTTTCATCTTTAAAAGCGACAGGACCAACCTTTAATACCAAGCCAACTTTGCCTTGATACTTGTCTTCATCAACGGTTTTGTCGGTGAGAATGATGCCGGATTTGGTTTTGGTTGGACGGATATAGATACCAACAAGGATTTGGTTGTTAAAAAGTTGAAAGTCTTTGAGATCACCAATTGCTTCTTTAATTTCAACTGATGGGTCTACTGTGTGTTCCATCTTCATAGGAGGCATTTATTTATTCCTTAACGCATTTTGCTTAAAATGTTGTTGGCTTCGTCCATAAATTCAAGGGCTAGGGCTAAACCCTGCACCATGCCAACTGCTTTTTTATACTCGTCGTATGAATTAGCAGAACCACCCGCAAGGTTGTCCCGTGCCGTTTGATAGGCTTCAGATATTAGTTTTTTCAGTTCTTTTTCAAACTGGTCTTTACTCGTTAACATTCCAGACCCCTCTGGTTAGTACCCCTCTTGAATGGCTGGACCGGACGCCAGAGGGGTTAAAAGCGCCCGGCCCTCCTCTCATCGGATGGGAGACACACCCGAGAAAAGTATTATTTAACGAGATTCATAGTAGGCCCTTCGTTCACTATCCGACATCATGTCCAAAGTATTTTTTTGTGTCCTTGGCATAGGACTATATTTTGGTGGAGTATAATTGTCATATCGACGTTGCCAACCAGCGTGTTCTTCCGTTCCGGGCGGATGCGGATTTGGTGTTTTTTGAGATGTACCCATATCCCTTGCAGCGGCAATTTGAGGATAATCTCGAATCATTTTATCATGCTGTTCATAAAATTCTTTTAAACGACCACCAGAATTACGACCTCTTGGTGTTTCGAGACCGTAGGCTTCTATTTTTTCCAATCGAGCATTGGCACCACCTGAACCCGTATCAATTGGATAGGCGCGGCCACCTGTCTTGCGGCCCATAGGCAAAGGCATTTGAGGCATAGCCGGACGAGAACCGCCCATCTGTGGCATCTGAGAACCGCCCATAAAAGGCGCTCCCGGCTGCATACCGCCTATTGGACGAGGCATTTGGGGCATGCTACCTTGTTGTGGATATCCCGACATACCACCTATTGGACGAGGCATTTGGGGCATCTGAGGCATTCCGCCTTGTTGTGGATATCCTGACATACCGCCAATTGGACGAGGCATTTGGGGCATTCCGCCCATAGTCTGCGAACCACCTGCAAAATTTCCGCCAAACGCTTTAGCAATACGCCCACCCTTTTTAAATGCGCCGGGCATTCCGCCTTGCGGAGGCATACCCTGTGGAGGCATACCTTGTGGAGGCATACCCTGTGGCATTGGTGGTTGTTGTTGAGGAATACGAGGCGACGCAGAAGCATTAGGAAGCGGAGCACCACCCATCATGCCAGTAGGCTGCTGACCTTTACCTGCAGCAATAATGATGTTGACGTTGGTTTTACCCTTGGTTTTTCCGCCCGCTGCATGAGCCATACGGCCACCCGGAACTACACCCGGTACTTTTTCCTTAGAATTACCGTCAAACACACCACCGCCGGAATACTTGCCCATGCGGCCACCCATGCACTTTTTGCAAGAGCAATCCTCATGATGCATCGCTTTTCCACCATCGGCGCGGCGGCTAAATGGCTTGTCAAAGTAATTTAAGTCGGGACCAGACATATCACCACGAGCCATAGCGGCTTCGCGTCTCGGATCCATTTTACCTTGGGCCTGCAACCGACGTTGGGCGGCTAATTGTTGTCCAGCCCGTGTTCCTGCATCCTCTGCCTTTTTAATCAACTCTTGCAAAGGAGTTAATTTTGTTGGGCCGCCATCTGCCTTAAACGCTTTAGGCTTAAGGATCTTGTGCATCAATTCTTTATCCTGTGCCTCGTCTGAATGGCTTGCTTTACCACCATGCTTGCGGCCAGTTTTTTGTTTTGTTTCTTTTGAGAACGCCAAGAAGTCAGGTTGTTTACCACCACGCTTCATCAATTCCGTCATGGTTTTGATGTCGGCTTTTGTACCCATTAATTTGTTCATGCCGGGTTCAGAAGCCATGTGCTCGCCATGCTCGCCATATTCTGACGGGTGATACATGCCCTGTGGATACATTGACTTGCGTACGTTCTTCATCATGGCTTTTTGAACTTCGCCACCCGACGCGTGATGCATGCCACGTAAAGTTTCAGCAAGATGTGCCTTCTTGGCAAGTTTGCCACCCTTTTCTTCGGCTGCATGCAGCTTTTTCATAGGGATTTTCTTGCCTTCAGGAACCTTTAACGCCTTATGGAGCGAGCCGGGATGCTTAATAGCGTCCTGTATCCACTTGACCTTGTGGCCATCGGTTTTACCGCCGTGTTTACGGGCCATAGGATAATCAGGAGACTGCCGTGGGTTACGTGAAAGCATTTCAGTAATTTGAGCAGCACCCTCGCTATAATCTGGGCCAGTATAGTAACGATCTACTGACACATTAGGATTATAGTCTTGTTCAATACCCGTTGGTTTGAATGGCTTTGGCGCTTCCTTTTTTTCAATTGGCAAATATGAAAGGTCCGTACCGCCTTTGGCTTTATGAGCACGGCCACCCTTTTTCATCATGCCAGCGGCTTTGCCCATCATCTCGTTTTGTTGACCCACTGGGTTCATGCCAATAGGACCGCCACCTAGTTTTTGTGCCTTGCCACCCTTTTTAAACGCACCTTCGTGCTTTACGCCTTCGCGCATATCATTAGCCATCCGCACGTCACGGTTAATCAAATCATCAACCCATGGTGCCTTGTGCTCTGCCTTACCACCGCTCTTACGAGGTTTACGATCGGCACGGAACTCTGCCTTTTTGCCTTCTGCTTTCCCAACGACCTTGCCGCCCTTCTTATAAAGACGCTTTACAAGGGGACGAGCGCCCGTTTTCTTGTCAGCTTCTAACAGGGGGGCGGGTGACCATGAAGACGAATCAACCTTTTCGCTAGGATCCGCGGATGTGAGGCGCTTGGCTTTAGCCCTCATTGCATTCCGCGCAGTTTTGGCGGCTTCAGACATATGATTCTCCAAGGAGTTAGTAGCGGCGTCCCGCTTTTGCTGCCATGAGGGGAAAGTCTAATGCTGGCAACGGAGCACTGACTCTATTGAGCGCCTGCTCAACAATTGCGGTATTATGCAGGGAACGACGTGATTTTGCAACGCCACCCTTCTTGAACGGCTCATCTACCAATTGGTAAGTGCCGTCAGGCATCAATTTTCTAACCTTACGGGTTTGGTTTAATCCTTGACGCTGATTTGCAAGACCCGATTGAATGCCAAGAAGATCATATTGCGCTTTAGTATAAGCGTCGGACGGGCTAATTCCTTGATCAGTATAAGTTTTGGCTTTGTTGGAAACCCATGATGCGCTATCTAAACCAAATGGTTTCAATATGTTATCCAGTAAATTGCCTTCTCCGTATCCTGCAGGATTGACAGGCGGTAGCGGAACGTTTCCGGGCGCTGGCATAGGCTGTGGCGTTGACCCCAGTATAGCCTGATCGGGCCTTGGCGTAGGGAGTGGAGCGTTTAAAATAGACTGGTCTGGACGCGGCGTTGGCAATGGAACATTAAGTGTCGGATTTACGACAGGCTGCGTTGGTGTTCCCGGTGTAGGTATTGGTTCAGGTTCGGGAGGTTGAATTGCAGCAAGAAGTGATTCGTCCGGTGTGCCAGTAGCAGAACGTAATTCAGGGGGCGTGGGTTGGCCAGCGGCTAGAATGGATTCCAGCGGCGTACCCGTAGCAGAACGTGGCAATTCAAAAGATTCGCTTGCCAATGGTGGGATATTAAACGTTGTTCCTGCACCCGTTGGTGTTGCAAACGCAGTGTTCATTTGTTCTGCAGCAGCTTCAGCGGCGTTTGCCTTAGCCGTATCTTCAGTAGTACCAGTTCCACGGGTTAACCCCGTTGGGGCTACATCCGCCTTTCCACTACCAAGCACCGCATTTAATGTTTCATTTTGTCCTACAAACGACCTTGCAAGCTGCGGCGGGTTATCTTTAGCTTCTGCGGGGGACACAAAAAAATTACCAATTGCATTTGCAACTTCACCCGCTTGATCCATAAACGAGTTGCCGCCTTTATTTTCGTTTTCGCTTGGGGATGGCGCGTCAGATTCGGCACGTTCGGTTTCTCCTCGGCTAACAGCATTTAATGTTTCGTGTTCTCCCGCTTCACCACCGTCGTCAAAATGAGTACGGCCACCTGCTGCAAAGTTATTACGCTCTTCAATAGTAAAATCATTTAACCGATGGCGTATGGTGCGTTGCACATGATCATCCTGATCAACAACAGGTTTATGCCAATGAATAGTTCCCATCTTGGGAAGTTCATTTGCTTCCTCGGACACCTTGGATGATATAACGCCTACGTCCTCTGGGTCTTTCTCAGGGTGCAGTAAAGCGTGTGGCTGTACGGGTTCATCGCCCATACCAATATCGTCTTCATGCCAAATGGACCCCTCAACTTTACCACCCTTCTTGTACGCTACACGCCCACCTTTTTTAAACCCGTATTTGGATTGGTTTTTTATTCCCATTAAAACACTTTCAAGCCATGGCTCATCAATGTTTTGCAGCAACTTCTGCTCTTCTGTCATCTTCTTAAACCCAGAACGAGCGTTAGGATTTTCAGAATATGGATGCAAAACGCCCGGCTTATGCGGCTCTTCGGCAAATTGTTTTACTGCTTCCGGTAAAGCATAGTGGCGCTGAACCAATGGTATGTCTGCCACATAACGGCCGCTTGTTATTTCTGGATATGTATTGTGTTCAAACGCGGATGCCTCGATGCTCTGTGGCGTAAGTTCAACCACTCGATGACCAATCATATTACCGCCAGTTTTAAGCAGTTCTGGATCCGTCAATGCTACTCTGGTCATACCAACATGAGGGAACCCTGCCTTGTGATATCCAGACTTATCCATGTGTTTAACAATAAGACTGCGTGTAGTACCCGGTAATGTCTTTAAAAAGTTTCGTGCAGCCCATGGATCATCAAGGCCCGGCCACTCTTTCATTTTTTCAACAGCCTTATCGCGTTTAGCAGGCTCTTCAAACAAACCAGCACGAAGTTCTTTATCAAACTTTTTAACCATTTCTGGTTCTGGTTTTTGTTTAGCCAATTGCGACATAAGCGCGTCGGACATTTGGAACGATGAATCAACCGACTTTGGACCCATGGGAGAATACACTCCGTATACTGGTCCTTTTCTTTGCAAATCTTCAATTAATCTTTTGTTTCTCGTCGTCTGTCCCGCGGCATTAGCCCACACCGCACCCTTATTGGGTTCAAGCATGTATTGCGGACCCGCATGGAGATCGACAGGCCAAGCCAATTCCTGCCCATGGATATGCGTAAGCCGCCCCAACCTAGAACGATCTCCACCAAGATTAACCAGTGTTCCGCCTTTAGCGGTTTTATAAAACTGTTCGTATGTTTGCTTTTGCGGATTAAGCGGATTAACGCCGGGTATTGGATTTACTGTAGCTTGAACGTTTTCAGGGCTAGTGGGTGTTCTAAAACTATAAAAAGATTGCCCAAGGTTTGGCTCATAATCAGAAGTTAATGCGTGGGTCTTTTGTGCAATACCAAGTGCTTTTTCCCGCATGGCAGGGTCTTCATGTTCAATCGATGGTATAGCCTCTAACCGTTGACGAACAATATCATTCTCAGGTGATCCACCGTCCTTATAGCCATCAACGTCTCCGCCAGTGTTTACGGAATCCCGCTCATGCCATATTGAGCCTTCCACTTTACCACCTTTGCGGTAGGCGCGGCGCATCACTTAGAACCCGTAATAGCAGGTATAACATTGCCAAGAAGATTACGTACGATTGCATCGCTTTCAGGATGCACGGCTATGTTTTGCGCCAAGTCAATCATTTGAATACGCTCTTTAGCAAGCATTTCCTCTTCACCAACCCGAGCCTTCATGGCGTCGTTATGCATACCAGCGCCCAATTCTACGCCCTTAAACTTTGTATCCATAACCTTGGCATCAGCTAATTTGTTTTTAATCGCCAACTCCATGCGCTCAATGTCCGTAGGCCCACCAAGCCCCTTCAATTGTTCCTGCATTACACGAGCCTTATCAAGATCGGACTTGGCTTGATCAAGCATTAACTTTCCTTGTACGGCTTGCGCTTTTGTATCTGCTTCTTGTTTTTTAAGCTGCAGTTCAGCAATTGCTTTTTGCATTTCTGGTGGTGGATTACCACGCGCAGATGCAGGAATCATAAACTGTTCAGGATTAGACCAACCCACTGCCTGCAATGCAGCCGTATCAATTGCAATTGGGTCATACATAGATGGGTTTTGCGCTTGTATCTGCTTTAACGCCATAACCTTCATGAGACGCTGGGTCTGCGATGCCGTGTTAGGATCCGCCTGTGGCACCAGATCAACCTGATCCAATGCACGGAAAAACGTCTCTTCATCCCACTTACGCGCAGGCTTGCGGTTCTTTTGCCAGAACGAATTTGGGTTTTCACGGAAGCACTGTACTAATAACTCAAACTCTTCCGCTTGCGATGCATGCATACGCTTGTGTACCGAGTTCAAAACCTTGGTGGCTTGGTCAATGAGCGCAATCGTGGTTCCCACAGGGGCGTCTTGCTTGCCTTCGCCTACGGCCTGTTCTGCAGTTCCACCGACACGCATACCCGTTTGGTTGATGTTCTCCACCAGCGACATGAGACCACCGCCCACATCCTTGTAAGGCAACGGCATTACGGCTTGGCTAATTGGCATACCGCCCGTCTTGACCAATGCTCCACCGCCGGGTGGCACACGGAATATGTTAGTATTCTGCCTTGCACCTGTGTCGGCATACAGAAAACCGGGGAAGTTGGCGTACATACCAGCGTCAAGCATTTCACGCCAAGCGGCCGTCAGTGCGTTGGTTGTGTTGCCTAGGATGTGCAGGAGACCCAGATCATAAAAGCCCATCCCCGGTACAAAGGTGTACTTGACGAAGTTCTGGCGGGGTTCAGGTAAATCTTTAGTATCTTCGTCATAGTTTCTGACAATGGATAAGATTTCTTTTGATGATACATCGATGGTTACTCGGTATGGGATTTCCAAGCCCGTGTCCCTGCCATTATGGCGGTGCTCAAATCCCTTGATATTCAATTCACAATAGCACTCATAGATTTCGCGGTCACGATCGTCAGGATTGGTTTGATCTG